ACACCCCGATCGGCTGGGCCGGTGGTGCCGGTTCCATGGTCGGCTCCGCTGCCGGTTCTGCCATGGGCACCTACGGCATGATGCGCGGCCTGGGCAGCGTCGCCCGCCTCGGCGGCTTCGGAGGTGGGGGTGGCGGGGGCATGCTCGGTGCTGCTCGCGCGGCCCTGGGAGGCGGTACAGGACCGGCTGCTGGCTTCGGCGCGCTCGGAGGTGCCCTGGACCTTTCCGGGGCTGCCCTGGGCGCTGCTGGCGGCTTTGGCGTCGGCGCCTACCTCACGCACCACTTCGGCTCGAAGTTGGTCGACAAGTACGTCCACGGCAAGAAGGCCAACAAGGCCGGTCACATCGGCGTGGACGCGGCGACCGGCGCCCTGACTGGTGCAGCCGTCGGTTCCGTCGTCCCCGTCATCGGTACCGGGGTCGGCGCGCTGGTTGGTGGTGCCATCGGTGCGGGTGTCGGCATCTTCGGTGGCGCTGGAGAGAGCAACGCCTCGGCCGCCACCGGCTCGGGCAAGTCCGGCGCGGTGGCCACGGGAACGAACGGCGCGGGTAAGACGGCCGCTGCCGTCATCAAGGTCGCCATGAAGTACCTGGGCGTGAAATACGTCTGGGGTGGGGCCTCACCGAAGGGCTTCGACTGCTCCGGCTTGCTTCAGTACTCCTTCAAGCAGATCGGTGTCTCGCTGCCCCGTACGGCCGCGCAGCAGCAGAAGGCCGGTAAGGCGGTCAAGCTCGGCCAGGAGCGCGCGGGTGACCTGCTCTTCAACGGCAACCCCGCTCACCACGTCGTGATGTGCATAGGCAACGGCAGGGTCATCGAGGCTCCGCACACAGGGTCCTCGGTGCGCGTCCGGTCCTACAAGCCAGGCGAGTTCACCAACGCTGTCCGGATCCTTGGCGCGGTCGGCAACGTCGGCGACTTCACCAACGACAACTCCGACACTGCGGGTTCCGACTCCAACCGACTGTCCACCATGGGCTTCGGCGGTGACGTCGGCTCGTACGGCTCCACCGAAGAAGTCGACGCCATCGCGGCCGGGGTCTCCTCGATCGGTGCGGCCAACGTGGGCTCCGGAGTCGGCGCCGGACAGGGTTCGTCGCAGACCACCGACAACGGCAACAACGCGGCCGGTGCCCTGCCCTCCGGAAGCCTGAAGACGTGGATCAAGTCGGCGCTCGGGATCCTGCACAAGGACACCGCCTCCAACGAGCGGTACGTCAACACGATGGCCATGCACGAGTCCGGCGGTAACCCCCGCGCGCAGAACAACTGGGACAGCAATGCCAAGGCCGGGCACCCGTCCAAGGGCATTCTCCAGACGATCGACTCGACGTTCAACGCGTATTCGCTGGCGGGTCACAAGAACATTTGGAACCCGGTCGACAACATTATTGCCGGTGTGCGGTATGCGGATTCGCGCTATGGCTCCCTGGCGAATGTGCCGGGTATCAAGTCGATGTCGAACGGCGGAGGCTATAAGGGATACGCAGTCGGCTCCACGAATATCGACGTGGACCAGACCGCCCGCATCCACAAGGGCGAAATGATTATCCCGGCGCACCAGGCCGACGCCATCCGAAAGGCGCTGTCGAGTAATACCCCGCTCACGGGCGGAATTGGCGGGCTTAATACCTCGGGTGGTAAGGCCACCCTCAACTTCCACTCCGGGGCCGTCGTGGTTCAGGTGCAGGGCGCCATGGATCAGACGTCCGCACGGGATGCGGCGACGCAGTTCATGACCGCACTCGCCGAAGACAGCCGGATCAATCTCATCGCGGCAGGGAACTAATGGCAGCCAGCAAGATCGAAGACAACGGTCCTTTCGACCCCCGGATAGCGAGCATCCCGTTTCTCCAGAAGGACGGGCACAGTTTCGACACCACCAAGAAGTTGACGCGCGGCTTCATCATCATGGAGAAGCCAATCAACGGCGTGCGCTACCGCTGCAACTTCCTGTACAACCCTAGCGAACTCGACATCTCCCACGGTATCGACTCGGGTGTCCTTACCGACCCGAATTCAGCATTGAAGAACGACGTCACGGCGGGGCAGTTCATCCTGCCCCTCCAGCAGACGTTGCAGTTCAACCTGCAATTCGACCGGACATACGAGTTGTGGGACTCCAGCAAGTTGTTCGGGGATGCCCTCACGTGGGTTCCGGAGTTCGGAGTGGCTTACGACATCCTGTCGCTGTACAAGATCACGGGCATTGCGACTCCGATGACCGTCTCGGGCAACCAGGAGACGGACAAGCAGTCCGCCATCGACAACTTCCGGAAGGGCTCCTTCTCGACCGGCCCGGCAGGCCCGATGATCTACACCCCGGTGTACGTCGTCATCGGGTCGACGCTGTCCTTCTACGGCGTGATCCAGCAGTTGGACGTCCGGTACACCCACTGGACTCAGCAGATGATCCCCCAGCGCTGCGTGGTCCAGTTGACCGTGACGCTGCTGCCGACCCCGCAGGGCGGCAACAAGTACGCACCGATCATCGGCCCACGGCTGCCTAACTCCGGCGACCCGCTGTCGACGTCCGAGCAGTTGGGCAAGAACGGAAAGGCTGGGCGATGATCTCCTCGAACTCCCGCTACGCGGACTCCACCCTCGCGCTCGTCTCCTCCGGCCGAGGCACCAACCTCACCATCGTGCCGGGCCAGCAACGCGAGTGGTCCTTCCAGTTCACCTACCACCAGTGGACCTCGGCCGACCGCATCGACCTGGTCGCCACCCAGTTCTACGGCGACGCCCGCCTGTGGTGGCACATCGCCGACGCCAACCCCGAGGTCATGGACTGGACTGCCCTCACCCCCGGCCAGATCATCAGGATCCCCAGTGTCTGAACAAGCACCGGTCACCCGTCTGACGATGGGCACCGACCGCATCACGGACTACATCACGCGAGTGGAGGTCCGCGAGGGCTACGGCGTTCACTCGATGGTCATCATCGACGTGACCACCCCTCCCACGTCCAAGAACCCCTACAGCGAACTGACGCCCGTCGTGCTCGACTACGGCCGCGCACCGAACGACCTGGTCCGCTGGAACGGCTACGTGCACCACTCCAGCGCGCTCGCCTCCTCCGACACCCTCCACACCACGGTGCGGTACATCTGCATCGGGACCACGCTGCCTATGAACACCCAGCGCACCCGGTCGTGGAAGAACGTCTCGCCGACGTCGATCGTGCGGCAAGTGGGCCGGGAGAACGGCCTGCGCACCGTCATCTCCCCGTCCGCCCGGCGCCTGACCTACTGGGCCCAGACCGGCGGGAGCGACTTCAAGCTGGTCAACGACCTCGCGGCCGAGACCGGTTTCCGCTTCTGGGTGGAGGGCGCCACCCTGTACTTCCTCGACCCGCGCATTCTCCTGCTCGGGCAGAAGGCCCAGGACATCCCGGTGTTCTCCAAGAACCAGACCCCTGGGCTTTACGACACCCTCCAGAGCCTTTCCATTCTCACCGGCACGATGATTCCCCGCAGCAATGGGGCGGCCAGCACCTCGGTGATTTCCGGCCTGGATGCGAAGACCGGGAAGGTCATCAAGGCGTCCTCTACCTCGGACACCGGAATCGGCACGTTCCTGAATTCCATATCCACCGCCCGCGCCGTGGACAACTACGCCGACGCGCAGGCCCTTATGGAAGCACGCACTCTCGCGTCCCGTGGATGGATCACCATGCAGGCCACGATTTACGGGACGGCGAAAGTGACTCCTGGAACGCTGGTCGGCATCTCCGGCAGTTCCGTTTCGTCGGACAACAAGGGCCGGTGGATGGTGACGAGCACCAAGCACGTTATCAACCGGGACAAGAACAACAAGGGCCTGATGTTCACCACGACCGTCGATGCGGAAAGGGACCAGCCCTACGCGGTAACATTCCGAAGCGATGCGAACAAGCGTTTCAAGTTCGACACCGTCCCGGCTGTGCTGAGGAACAGGCAGTTCTGGGAATCGAGTCTTCTGGAGGACATCAATGTCGGCTGATCCGGTGCTGGGAATGTACCGGGCGAGCGTTGCCAATAACCAGGACCCGCTGAATGAAGCCCGCGTCACGCTGCTCATTCCGCAGGTACTCGGAAACGCCGAAAGCGCCTGGGCCGCCCCCGCTTCCCCGACCAACACGATCCCGCCGGTCGGCCAGACGCTGTGGGTGCAGTTCTCCGGCGGTGACATCACCAAGCCGGTCTACTCCCCGCTCGGCATCAAGGCCGTTCAGGACCAGGTCGACGACCTGCCCAGCGGAGAGACGCTCGATGTCCTTCCGCCGAAGGAGCCCACCGCCCTCACCCTCACCACGGTGCAGTACGCCACCGCCGAGGGCGCCACCCGGGCCCGCGTGACAGCGAGCTGGACCCCGCCCACGGAGAACCAGGACGGGACCGCCCTCACCGACCTGTCCCACTACCTGCTCCAAACCTCCTACGACAACAGCAACTGGAGCGGCGGCTTCGTCACCACGGAGGACCTGGTCCTCCTCGACGGACTTAATACCGGCGTGGCCCTCTACGTGAGGGTCGCGGCCTTCGACACCAGCAACAACACCTCCCTGTGGGCGAGCGCCAACCTCACCACGGCGTCCGCTTCCACCCCGCCTCCGGTGCCCTCCGCGCCGGGGGTCCTCGGAGTACTCGGCGGCCTGCGGGTCACCTGGGACGGCAAGGACAACACCGGCACGGCAATGCCTGCGATCTTCTCCCACGTGCAGGTGCAGCGGGACACCACCTCGGCGTTCTCCAACCCTGTCGTGATCGGCACGCTGCCCGGCCCGGACTTCCTGTACGACTCCATCCAGAACTACGCCAGCGCCTACTACTACCGGCTGGTCGCATACTCCAAGGTCGGCATCGCCTCGGCCCCGTCCGGCTCGAACTCGGACACCCCCAAGCAGGCCGTCGCCCAGGACATCCTCGACGGCTCACTGTCGGCGGCGAAGATCGCAGTCGGCGCCATCGACAACACCAAGCTGGCGGCGAACGCCGTCCTGGCCGCGAACATAGCCAACGGGGCTGTCGAGGCAGGCAAGCTGGCGGCCCTGGCCGTCGGCACCACGAACATCGCCAACAACGCGGTCACCGGCACACAGCTCGCCGACGCCACGATCGGCTCGGCGAAGATCATCAACGGCGCCATCGGCAACGCACAGATCGCCGACGCGGCCATCAACAACGCCAAGATCGCCGACCTCGACGCGGGCAAGATCAACGTCGGCACGCTCAACGCCGCGCGCATCGCAGCCGGATCGCTGGACGCCTCGAAGATCACCGCCGGGACGTTGACGGCTACCCAGATCCTGGCGGGCTCGATCACGGGCGACCGGCTCGCAGCCAACACCATCACCGCCAACCAGATCGCGGCGAACACGATCACAGCCAACCAGATGGCGGCCGGAACGATCACGGCCCAGAGCGGTGTCATCGCCAGCATCGACGCCAGCAAGATCACCGTCGGCAAGTTGACTGCAACCCAGATCGACGCCACCAATTTGGTCATCGGTGGCGGCAACGTGAGCGGTACGGTCGCGAGTGCTACCACGGCAGGCAGCGCAACTTCAGCGGGCAGCGCAGGGACCGTCACGGGATCCCTCGGCGCGGGCGTCGCCGTCCCCGGCGCACAGGTCACTGGAACAGTATCCAGCGCCACAACCGCGACCACGGCTACCTCGGCGACCTCCGCAGGCAGCGCTACCACAGTCACCGGCTCCATCGGCGCGAGCGTCAGCGTCCCCGCCGGGCAGTTGAGCAACGGCACCATCCCGACCACGACCACGATCAACGGTGGCTCGATCAAGACAGGCACGATCGACGCGAGCCTGGCCAGCATCACCAACCTGGACGCCAGCAGCATCAAGGCCGGAACGCTTACCGTCGACAAGTTCTCCGCAGGTCTTCAGGGTCTGGTGGGCCAGAAGTTCTACGACTTCGGCACCAGCGCCTCGAAGTGGCTTAACGCCGCAGGTGCGGGCGGCACCATAACCTCGGTATCCAAGACCGACGCGGCCTCCGGCGGCTTCGTCATGCGCTGCGCCGGGTACGTCCAGGGCGCTTACCGCCCGGACCTGCTCATACCCTTCGACCCGACCGTCACCTACCGCGTGACCTGCCGGGTCCGCCAGGTCTCTGACAACTCCACCCCAGGCACCAACCAGAACTTCTACGCGGGCGTCACCGGCATCGCGTCCGACGGCGTGACCCTGGTCAGCACCACCGGAGCCAACGCCGTCTCCAACCAGCACTACGTCGCGGCCAAGGGAGTGCCTCTCACCACTGGTGGTGCATGGGTCACCTACACCGGCTACATCAAGGGATCCTCCGCCACCCCCACGGGAGGCAACCCGGCCAACAACCCGACCGCCCCGGCCACGCTGCACCAGAACGTGAAGTACATCAGCCCCTGCCTCTACATGAACTACAACGGCGGATCCGGTGCGGCCGAGATGGACATGTTCACCATCGAGGTCGTCGAGACCGGCCAGGTCAACTCGGCCAACATCAACCTCGGCAACGTCAACGCCTCGCACCTCTCCCTGGGTTCCGTGACCGGCAACATGGTCACCAACCCGGGCTTCGAGGATGCCTCCCGCGTCGGCTGGACCCTGACCCAGAGCGACAGCACGCTGGCCACAACGGTCGCCAAGATCGAGATCGCTCAAGGCGGGTACCCGGCACGCTCCGGTCAGGGCAAGGCGACCCTGGGGGTCAACAACACCGGCACCGCTACCGCGACCAGCGACCCCTTCCCAGTCGTCGCCGGGCAGACGTACATGTTCCGGTACTGGTACTACGGCATCGGGCACCTGCACGTCACCTTCGAGACCAGCCCGGACAAGGTCACCTGGACCGACCAGATGGCTGGGGTCAACGACGTCACCTACAACGCTGCGGCGTACACCGAGGACATCTTCGAGATGACGGCGCCCACCGGGGCACTGTGGGGCCGGGTCACCTTCCAGCAGTTGAACCCCGGCTCGTATGGGCTGTCCACCTCGTCGTTCTCCTACATCTGCGTGGACGACGTCCTCGTCATGCGCGAGGGCTACGGCGCGACGGACATCTCGGCCGCCGGTGTCCGGCTGTTCGGGCCGGACGGATCACTCGGCACGGAACTGACCACGTCCAACGCCTACGCCACCTTCGCGGGCGGAGCAGCGAGCATCGACCCCAACGGCGTGGGCACCTTCAAGTCGATCTTCACCCCGCAGCGCCCGGCGGGGGCACCCTCCGATGACCCGACCGGACAGATCTGGTACCAGGGACAGGAACTGGGAGCGCTGCTGTGGAACATGCCGTGGGGCATGGTCACCTACGAGCGCGGCTGGACGAACAAGCCGACCTCGTCGACTTACTACACCACCGAAACCGGACTCATCGAGTTGGCCTTCACAGCCGTCGAGGGCCGCATGTACCGCATCGTGGCCCGATCCCAGTTCGACTTCAACGGCGGTACAGGTAACCAAGTATTGGAGAACCGCATCAACGTCGCCGCCACGACGACGTCCGTCAACGGGTGCACGCTAATGAACCCGACCGGTGCCAGCCCAAGGGTGACGGACCAGATCATCGCCCGCTGCTTCGGGATGTACTACGACGGCGGAGGGACCGACGGCACCACCGCCGTGGAAGGCATCATCGTCTGCTCCTCCGACGCGGGCGGCCTGTACAGCAGCACCACGGCACTGGCGCCAGGCGACCACAGGCTCCTCTGGACTGCGACGCAGCACGCAGGCAACGCCACCGGCTGGGGATTGCGCAACTACATCCCCGCGCAATCCTCGGACTTTTACGTCGAGGACATCGGTCCGGCCGTGCCCGAGAACGGTGTGTACAACACGGGTGGCGCGGCCGTGACGGCCACCAAGACGTACACCAAGACGTACAACGCGGTGTGGTCCCGCCGGTACGGCAACGCCGGATACACCGACGGCACCGTGTACCAGGGCTACTACTCCAGCACCTGGGGCACGCAGAAGTCGATGATCTACTTCGGCACCCAGCCCTTCACAGACATGGGTTCCACGGCGAAGGTCTCCAAGGTCGAGATCTACCTCTACAACAACCACTGGTACTACAACGGGGGTGGCACGGCGCACATCGGTGCATTCACCGGAACCACCGAGCCGACGTCTTTCGGTGGTAGCGGAGTGAACCTCACCGTTTCCTCGTGGCCCGTTGGCGCCGGAAAGTGGGTAACCCTGCCGTCGTCCTGGAATTCAACTTGGAACGCGACCACCCCGTATCGTGGAATTACGCTAGGTGCGGATCTTGGATCCAGCACCGACAAGACCTACTACGGGTACTTTTCCGGTGTCGGGGATTCCCACCCTCCGCAACTTAAGATCACGTACACCAAGTGAGGAAGTCACTTAATGCCTGACATTACCGTCACGGTTCCTGACGACGTCTGGCCGCGCGTCGCTGCCGCGTTCCACGTCTGCTACCCGAACAACGTCGACACTCCGGACGTGGACCTCGTTCAGTTGGCCGCCAAGTCCTACATCCGAGACATCTGGGTCAGCACCGAGCAGGCGACTAACTCGAACGCTGGGGCTCCGCGCTACAACCAGGTCGCCGAGGACTACAACGTCGCACGGCAGGCGGTCGACGCCGACATCCAGGCGCAGAACAACCAGGTCCTCGCGGATTCCCAGGTCGCGTTCCCCGGAATCTGACGTAGAACCGTAAGTGCAATCTCGGTAGGCATTCCTGGGAGAATGCAAGCATGCCTACCGAGATTGCATTTCCGTTTCGCCTAGCGTCCGACGGCACTATCGCCGTCGAGACGAATCCGGACAGGCAGATCGCCCAGCATGTGAATGCGCTCATCGGCACGCAGCCGGGGGAGCGGGTCATGCTCCCGGATTACGGGGTTCCCGTGGCTGATCTGCTGTTCGACCCTGACGCGTCCTTTGTCGCGCAGGAGATCAGCCGTGCCGTAACCACGGCTTTCAATACGTACGAGCCCGGTGTGGTCCTCCAGAAGGCGACCCCTATCCCGGACTCCACGCAGATGTCCCTCGCTCGTATCGAGGTCGACTACATCCGCCGCGAGGACGGGGCGTCCCCTTCCAGCCTGGCTCTCCAGTCCAACACAGCAGTCGTCCGGGTCGGCGGCACCGTAAGCGAGGTCATCAGTGGCTGACGTTCCCGCGATCGACTACACCTCACGCGACTACGAGGGCTTCAAGTCGTCCCTGCTCGACTTCGCCTCGCGTGCCTTCCCCCAGTGGGTGCCCTCCTCCGAGGGCGACTTCGGCGTGCTCCTGGTCGAGCTGTTCTCCTACCTCGGGGACAGCCTCTCCTACTACGGCGACCGGCTCCAGCAGGAGTCCTTCCTGCCCACCGCGACGCAGCGGCTGTCCCTGCTCCAGATCTCCGACCTGCTCGGCTACCAGCCGTCCAACGGCGTACCGGCTACCGGAACTGTCACCTTCCAGACGTCCAACCCGGGCCCGGCCGTCACCGTGCCTGCGGGCACCCAGGTCGTCACCGACTACATCGACACCATCGACTCGCCGATCACGTACGAGACCGACACGGACGTCACCGTGCCCAAGAACGGTGGCACCGCGACTGTCTCCGTCACCCAGGGAGTCACCCGCACCCAGGTCAACGTCGGCACCAGCTCGGGCCTGCCGGTGCAGGAGTTCCGGCTGCCCGACGTGCCTGTCATCGGCGGCACGGTCCGCGTGTACGTGGACGACGTCGACACCCTCACCGAGTGGACGTACATCGACTACATCGTGGACGCCGACCCGAGCGACCGCGTCTTCAGCACCTACCTGGACGAGGCGGGTGCCACGTGGATCCGCTTCGGCGACAACATCAACGGCGCCATCCCGACCACCAACCTGACCATCTACGCCACCTACCGAGTGGGCGGCGGGACGGTCGGCAACGTGAACGCGGGCGTGGTCAACGCCATCGCGGACTCCACCCTGCCTGGTGTCACCTTCTCGCAGGACTCCAGCGGCAATGCGATCTCTTCCGTCATGACCGGCGGGGCTGACCCGGAGACCAACGACCAGATCCGCGCCAACGCCCCGCGCATCTTCCGCACCCAGGACCGCTGCGTCACCCTGGCCGACTTCTCCGACCTCGCGCTGACCATCCCCGGCATCGTCCGGGCCAACGCCATCGCGTCGACCTACACCTCGATCTCGGTGTTCGTCATCGGCTCCGCCGGAGGAACCCCGAGCACGACCACCCTCCAGAACGTGCAGACCAGCCTCCAGGCCAAGGCCCTGGCAGGCACCACGGTCACTGTGTCCGGCCCGACCACGGTCAAGGTGAACGTGGGCAACTCCTCGAACCCGATCACCGTCGAGTGCTGGCCCCGCTACTCCCGGGCCTCCGTCCTCTACGACGTGCAGCAGGCGCTGAAGACGATGCTCTCCTTCGCGAACGTCGACTTCGGCATGCGCCTGACCCTCTCCGACTTCTACAAAACGATCCTGGACGTGGAGGGAGTCCGCTACGTCGACATCCCCCTGATTGCCCGCGCCGACGCGGCCCAGACCGGGACCGCCGACATCGTCATGCGCGCCTGGGAAATCCCCACGGTCGGCAACATCGCCAACATCACCATGACCGGAGGTATCGGCTGATGGCCGCCGTCTACCCGAAGCAGTACAAGTCCTTCACCGTGCACAAGAACCTGGTGGAGGACATCGACGCATCCCACGTCAACAACCTCCAGGACGAGGTGCTGGCCCTTCAGCAGACCCTGGGCATCCTGCCGCACCAGGACACCGGCCTGAAGATGAAGACCAACACCTACGCCTCCGTCGCGGCCCGGCTCGACGCCATCCAGCGCGGCCACGGCATACCCGCGTGCTACGT